GTTCTTTTGTTTCTTAAAGTTGACACACTGTGTTTGAAAAACTCTGAGTTTTATGATGGAGATTTTTACTATTCTGAGTGTTTTGCGTTACGTCCTGAACGTGCTGGTTGCGACCCGAAGGGATTCTCTTGAATTTGAATTGGGTTGGACCACCATGTTGATTGGCTGTGCTGTGATTACTGCGGATTTGTTATTTGTCTTCTTCATGTTTAACTCTGTACGAGTTGGAAAACCGGTGTCGTTCACGAAAGCTTTAATAGGATTCTCTAAAAAGCAACCCATCTTGATTTTATACTGTTTACAGACAGAAGGATCGATAAGGACAATGTTGGGCGTTTCATACGCTCTTTACATTGTCGTTGAATTGATCTCGAATACTGTGAAGGTAGCGAATCATATCCGGGTGCAAAATATGAAGGCTCCAATAAAGTTGAAGGACTTTGCTATGGAAGGAGTTTCATCGCGGGAAGAGTTTGCAAAAATTTTTCCCGAGAGTAAAATTCTTGGATCACCAATGCTTGATTGCTTGGAGGGCCAACTACCGACCTGTATTGCGGCATGTAATGTGTTGTGCGATGGGGAGATGGTTTCTGTTGGTGGTGTGGTGCGAGTTAGGGATGCTCTTGTGACTTGTTATCATTTGGCTTCTAATGAGACGGAAATATACGTCAAGAAAAGGAACGGTGGGTTTGCTACTGTACCTCTTTATGACGATGGAAGACCGTTGTTTAAGACGCTATTTGAGGATGTTTTGGTCGTGAGAGTGCCAGCTAGCTTGTGGGCTGATACAGGCTTGACAAAAGCAAAAATTGTCGCCCCCGTACCTCAATCAATGGCAACTTGTTGGTCTCCATGTGAGTTGAAGAACTCGCATGGGAAACTCTTGGTTGATCAAAAATGTCCTTCTACTTTGTTGTACTTCGGAACAACGACCTTCGGCTTTTCTGGTGGTATTTATACTGCCGGAGGAGCTGTGGTCGGTTTGCACACTTCGGGTTTAAAGAATGGTGGAGTTAACTACGGAGTCCCATTAGCACTCGTTGATCTCTTTTTGGCACCTCGAATTGTCAAGGAAGGAAAAATTGAAAGCGATACAGCAATCTGGCTTGTTGAGCAAATCCGTAATGGAAGAGTGAAACATGTTGGAATGCATTATGATGAGGATGACAATCCAGAGTATTATGCCTATATAGGAAATAAGTACCATCGAATGGGATCCGATGCCTTTGATAAGGTTTTGGAGGAAAACCCAGCCTATGGTGATTTCTTATCTGGCATTGAGGATGATTATCTTCAGAATAGACGCGAAAATGATTATGTCTTTGATGAAATAGAACGCAATCGTAAAGGAGGAAAACGCAATAGGCGAGAAATTGACTATGAGCGCAAGTCTCCTGAAGCGGTAAAGAAGGAGAAAGATGAGGAGGTTTTACAACAACCAGCAGCGGCAGCAGCAGCAAATAGGGAAGTGGTTGTGGCGAATGTGGAGGTGGAAGCCCCCACAAGAACCCCATTTACCTATGAGCAGTTGATGGCAATAATGGCTGTAGGACAACCACGCGTGAACGAGGGGAAAAATTTTGATGCTTTAGATGTCATGGAACCAGTTTACAGGAATGGAATTCCTTTGGAATTTCAGAAAGTGAACTCGGTACAGGCAACACAGGCTTTAAACGAGATCAGGGGGACTCCACAGCAAATGGAGATCCCCCGCGTCATGGCGGAAGAAGCTTTGGCACGCACAGACAAACATGTGCAGCTGAAGCAGGAAGTCCAGCGCCAAAAGGAACGAAGGGAGGTATTGGCGAGATCATTGCAGGAATGTATGATTTCGTTGCCCACTTGCCCGGACCCAGAGGCATTAAAGACGCGGTATCTCAGTTTGCAAGCCAGTATTACGGAGGTGAACAACGTACTAAGGCAGCTGAATATCCAAGAGGAAACACTCAAAAAGTTGACTCCTCCAGAGGAGGCGGCGAGGAAGACGGAGAAGAACCGGAAGAAGCGGCAACAGGCCAAGAAAGCGAAAGCAGCGAAGCAGATCCAATTGAAATTGGAACAGACATCGCAGCCGAGCTCAGGGTATGCCACTGCCACGGATTCTCCAAGAAGCCTCTCACCGACTACTCCGGAGGACCCCTTTCTGAAGGTTATCGAGAGCTTCGCGGCTCAAAAAGCTGCGGCGGAGATTGCCCATTGAATCCTCAAAAGATACCCCATTACCGGAAAAAACCCGCACGGACGACGACATGGAAAATTGACCCGGAATTTACGAACTACTTTGACAAAGAATACGTTGATACCGATGATTTGAAAGCTGCGTTTGTTTGGCCCAGCAGAGATGATCCTTCAATTTACGAATCACTAAAATATCATTTAGGGATGCACAAGGAAGTCCTTGAGCATACCAAACCTCCTACCAAGGAGGAGTTTGATTTTGTGATGAATAATATGGAGACAATCTATGCCAAGCCGATAAAGCATCTGCCAAAGCGTTACTTATCAAGACGTTTGTTTATTGACATTTTACGAAAAGTTGACATGAATTCTTCGCCTGGTTTCCCTTGGAAGGAAACTTATAAGACAAATAAGGATTTTTTGATGCTTGACGATGAAACGTTGAACATGCAGAATGTTGAAGAACTTTACCTAGCTGTTGAGGCCAGGTTGAAGGATCTTGAAACAAGACCTGTTGCTGACGATATAAATATCTTTATCAAGGATGAATTGCATAAGCGCACCAAGGAACAAGTTGGAGCGTGGCGCATGATATCCTCGGTAGGGATTACCGACTGTGTAGTGGACAGATTGCTATTTGGAGATTATTTCGATTTGTTGTATACCCCTGAGGGTTACACATCGACACCCAATAAAGCGGGCTGGACACCTTACAAGGGTGGATTTAGATATTTGGCACGACGCATGAAACTAACGTCTGAGAAGCAACTGATGGCTGATAAGAAATGTTGGGATTGGACTATGCAAATGTGGATTGTTCGACTCTTAATTGAGTTGATGATACGCTTTTGTGGTTTCTCCGATCCTCTTCGAGAGACAATCATCAGGAATCGACTGTATGCGTTATTCTACTATCCTGTTTTTGCTGTAGGTCCAAATAGGTTTAGTTTAGGTGTGGGAGGTATCATGAAGTCTGGTTGTTTAGGTACGATCATTTGGAATGGTATGGCCCAAGTCGGATTGCATATTTTAGCGTGTTTCAGAATGAGTCTTGACCCATTCGAAAGCATGCCGGAAGTGATAGGCGACGATACCTTGCAAGCCCTGATGGAAAACGTTGAGAGGTATCGGTCAGAATTGGAGAGGGCTGGATGTATCTGCAGGGAATACTCAATTGTATCACTTGCTAATGATGAGAAGGTGGAGTTTGCAGGTCATGAATTTGACTTGAATGAATGTCTACCCTCTTATCGGATGAAACATCTGGCATCACTCTATACGCAATCCGAGTTTAAACTTGAGCAATTGGAGAGTTATTTGCGTCTTTACGCTTTTGACCCTGAAATGTATGCTCGAATTTTGCCTTGGGTTGCTGATAAAGGTGGGACTTGCTTGTCAAGATCCTATCTTGTGGACTGGTACAAAGGATATGTGGAGTAGCTTTTGCGAAGGAAATGGAACGCTGGAACGGATGTTGAGGATCTTCGGATTCTGTTGAATCTCATTTTATAAGAAAACTGAAAATCCAAAAATAATGTGTGAATGTGTCCAAGAACCTACTCAGCTCGGTAGGTTTGGTGTAAATGGCCTGTCTTGGTGAGAACCTAGTGGGAGTGAGCTG